CGCTACCTCAGAAAGCTTGGCATTGCCGTCGATTGACATGAGAACCTCAAGTACACCCTCGATAACCGACCGCCGAATCCACGCGGATTTAACAGACCAGTCACGGGTAGTATGCAAGTTGCCGTACTGCTTCAACACAGGTACGGTCATGACGTAGTAATCACGATACTTTGGTTCCAACCAAGACTTATACGTCTCAACTGCATCGTCATGTACACCCGGTGACTTCGTGATTTTATATATCACGTGCCCACCACGACGAGCAACAAACTCCTTGACGTACGTGTTCCCTTGATGAATGACACGAGTACGCGCCACCAACTCCATGTAGTTGTAGTGGTTGTATGCATACTGATATGTGACTTCACCTGGGAAAATCACGTGAATCGTATCACCTCTATGAGCTATGTATCCACCCAACTCATCGAACGCACCTTCAACCCGTTCCTCCATGTTCTTGTGCCCTGGAATCGCAAAGAAAAGCAATTCCGTATTATGTTGATCCATGAACATGCACAACTGCCTGAAGTTGGTATCAATACGATCCAACAATGCAATTGAAACCCGCGCCTCACGTGTACAGCTTTCAGCATGCATACAAGCAGGAACGAACCGCGCGTTCATGTAGTCATCCAACAACGGAGGCATTTTCCTCGGACCTTTATCCATGGCCATGTATATGTTGGACAAGGCCTGATCTTCGCGGTAAAAATCAGCGAAGAACACCGGATCAGATGCACTGAGGCACAAATGAAGCCACTTACGATTGCGCATGACAACAGTTCGCAATGCGCCACCGTATAACACGACTTCTCTCTCACGATGAGGAGCCATGTGTAACATGGACTCAACAACGCAGACTGCGCTGGCGCGAGCCAACGCTGCAGCGACGCGATCGGGCGACGCAAGAACAATTTCAAAATCACCATAAATCCTGCCCAACTCAAACTTCTGTTGGCCCTCAAGATGAAACGGCATGTAGATGCGCGTCTTCTTTCCATTACGTCTTTCGTTCTCCTCATTGAGAAGCAATTGCGTGTTGAAAGCTTTCGCAACCGCATTCATCAGATTCATCGAAATCTGACTGTTTGGATCGGCGACTTGCGTTTCAGCAATGGCACTCATCTCCTCGAAAGTGAGATTCAAACCGAATTCAGACATTGAACTCATCTTGTCGACTTGAAAATTTTGTTTTTTTTTGTTGTTTGATAGTTTGTTTGTTACTGGTATGCCGAACGTTCTGACCACGCTCAGCGTAGAAGACTGTTTGGTAGTTGGACGCACTCCCGATAC